CTCTGCGTGCGAGTGGGAACGCGCCGAGGCCGCGGACTCTTCCACGTCTACGCCGGGTGGTGAGGGCTGATGCCGCGCCGCATGTCGTGCTCCATGACGATCGAAGCGGTCCGCGACCGCACGAAGACCGTCACCCGCCGCCACGTCGACACGTGGACCACCCTGCAGCCCGGTGACCGGCTCACGCTGATCGAGAAGGGGATGGGTCTCCCGAAGGGCACGGCGCAGGTCGTGCTCGCCGAGGTCGAGATCGTGTCCGTGCGCGTCGAGCCGATCCTCAAGGTCGACCAGGCCGAGGTCGAGCGCGAGGGCATGGCGGGCATGTTCCCCGACGAGTTCGTGGGCTTCTGGCTGGACGGGCACGGCTACTCGTCCGTGCGCCGCCACTGTGACGTCCGGGCCGTCCTGTGCCGCCGCATCGAGTGGCGCTACCTCGACGAGGCCACCTCGTGAGCACTCCGTGGCGCGACCCGGCCGAAGAGTCCCTCGGCCTGTACCCCGGCCTCGTCGTGGACGACGGCCGCCAGTCCGGATCGATCACCGTCGGCCGGTCGCGGCTGCCCCTGTGGTCGTTCATCGGCACCGCCCTCCACTTCGGCTGGGATGAAGTCGAGGCCGGCTGGTCTCCGACCGAGCACTACGGGTTCACCGAGGACGACCTCTCCGGGTTCCTGCATCACCTGCTGAACGTGCGCGGCGAGTTCGGTCGCCTGCTCCTCGTCCTCGCGAACGCCGAACGCCTTGAAGACGACCGCAGCGACCGCGCACTCGACGGCCACGGCCCGGTCGTGAACGTCACCCCCGGCGATCCGTCAGCGGTGCAGCTCCCGCCGTCGTGGTGGGAGGACGACGTCCTCGCGATCCCGGTCATCCGCGCTCTGACGGCGTGCCTCGATGCGCTCGGCCTCCCCTCCACGGCGCCTGAAATGCTCCCCGGGAGCCGGCCGTGACCGCGCTGCGCGTCCACCCGGTCGAGCGCACCGGACGCATCGTGGTCGAAGCCCCCGACACCTCAGGCTCCCTCCGCACCGTGTTCGTCTACCGCTGGACGACCAACGTCCTCGCGTGTGAGGTGTGGTCCGTCCTGCGCACCGTCGACCTCGGTGACGGCATCTCGACCGCGCGTCACTCCTGGCACACCACCCCCGCCGCGGCGTGCCAGGCGGCCGTCCGCGAGTTCATGCCCGCGGGCTACGGCGCGCCGCCGTTCGCGCCGTCGATGCTGCTCCGTCGGCCGATCGCGCCGACCGGGTTCCTGCTCGCCGATCAGGTGGCGGCGTGAGCCTGGTCGGATTCCGGGCGCGGAACCATCCGCAGCAGCTCGCCGAGAGCGGCGCCGCTCGCGACGTCGACGACCGCGAGACCGTGGCCGAGGTGTTCGACCCGATCGCCGCGCGCTTCGGCGGGTTCACCATCGATGTCGCCGCCGCGGCGCACAACGCGAAGTGTGACCGGTTCTACGACGTGACGTCGGACGGGCTCGCGCAGGATTGGTCCGGCGAGCGGGTGTGGTGCAACCCGCCGTACTCGTCGATCGCTCCGTGGGTCCGCAAGGCGTGGGCGTCGTGCCGCACCTCTGACGTGATCGTGATGCTGCTCCCGGCGAACCGGACCGAGCAGGGCTGGTGGCATGAGCTCGTCGAGCCGTACCGCGACCGGCAGGGCTCGCCGCTGCGCACCGAGTTCATTCCCGGGCGCCTCCGGTTCCTCGCGCCGGGCCAGGCCGCGATCCGTCCGAACGAGCGCCCCCCCTTCGGCTGCGTGCTGCTCATCTGGCAGCACGTCATCCCGGCCGCCCCACTTCAGCTGTTCGAAGGACGGACCCCGTGACTGCGACCATCCACGACGTCGTTGCGATGATGGTGCGCTCCGTGTGTCCGGTGTGGGCCACCACGGGTGACGCGTCACGTAGCGGCGAGTGTGGCGGCGTCGGGCCCGGCTACCGGTATGAGGCGTTCGGGGCGAAGGTCACCACATCCGGGTCGGGGTGGTCGCGTTCCTGGTCACGCCACCGAGTCGCTGCGGTCGTGGCCGACGTGTGCGGCGATCCGGACGTCGCGCCGCTCCTCGAGCACTGGCGCGCCCTCACCGCCGAGGCCGCCACCCTCCAGCGCTACGTCCCGTCCCGCGGCCGGCACGTCTCGACCCACCCTGACCGCACGGCCGTGCTCGACCGCGAACGCCAAGCGCTCCGCACCCACCTCGAGCACACCTACAGCACACGCGCCGCGGCCGTGCTCCTCGGCGTCACCGCCCAGCTCTCGCTGTTCGAGGCCGCATCGTGACCGCGTGTCTCGGTCTCGGCGAGCTCGGCGACCTGTTCCACCCGGAGCAGGAGAACCCGAAGCTTCCCGACTCGCGCCAGCCGCGCGCCGTTCATGACGCGTGGGCCGAGGCGCTCACCATCTGCGCCGGCTGCTCGACCCGCACAGCGTGCCTCGACGCTGAGCTGGCGATGATGCGCGCCGGGTACGTCACCGCCGGCGTTGTCGGTGGCACCACCCCGGGCCAGCGCCGCGCGCTGCTCACGCACGCCGAGCTCTCCCGGCGGCCGCCGTACGAGCTCGAACCGTGCGGCACCCTGGCCGGGTACGCCCGCCATCACCGCGACGGCGAGGAGCCGTGCGCGTCGTGCAAGCGTGAACACGCCCGTGCCGCTGCCGACCGCAAGCGCGCCCGCCGCGAGCGCGCCGGCCAGCTGGTGCTGTTCCCGCCGATCGACTGGTCGGTGATGGGCCCGCTCCGACGGGCCGCGCTCGCCGAGTCGTGGCGTCTCCGCAACACCTCCGGCTCCACCGCTTCGGCGGGATTGGTGGAGCCCCGTCGCTTTGAGCGCGTCCCCGCCAGGGAGGCGCGCTCGGCTTGAAGGACTCGCAGTCGCATCCGTGGCTGAAGATCGACCCCCGCGAGGGCGGCTGGCTCGACGGCGTGTCGCTCGACGCGTTCACCCTGTGGTGGGCGCTCGAGCTGTACCAGGCGCGCACCGGCGGCACCGCGCTCGTCCCGAAGACGAAGCTGCACGTCGCCACCTCCCGACGGATGCCACCCCGCCGCATCGACACCGCCGTGGCCGAGCTCATCGCTGAGGGCCAGCTCGTCGATCACGGCGACGCGATCGAGCTCGCCGTGTGGGAACAGCCGCCCGTCGAGGTGTGGCAGGACGACGTGCTCCGCCGGCGGTGGACCCGCAACAACCGGCTGAAGAAGATGACCGAGCTCCGCGAGTTCGTGAAGACCCGCGACCGGTCGCTGTGCGGCTACTGCGGTGTCCGCGTGAACTGGGCGGACAAGAAGGGCCACGACGGGGCCACCTACGACCACGTCGACCCCGACGGGGACAACACCCGCGAGAACCTGCGCGTCGCCTGCCGGCGATGCAACGGACGCAAACGTGATCGGACACCGGCGCAAGCTGGGATGTCGCTGTACCGACCGGGCACCACCGCCGAGCAGATCGCTGCCGGCGCCGCCCCGTTGCTGGCCGCACCCACTGCCACCGGGCCGATCCCCGACCGCGCGAGGGGAGGTGGTCCGCCACCACGCGCACACACGGATCTAGATCCGACCCAGGTCCGACCTGGGTCGGGAGCCAGATCTGCTCGTGCGCGCACGCGAGACCGGACCGACCCAGTTCCGACCCAGGTCGCTGCTCGCCTCGGCGAGCAGCCTCGTTCGCCGCGCCCCGACGACGGTTCCGTTCCACGTCTCCGTCAGACCGGTGGTGCGATCCGTCTGCATCCCGATGATCCCGCCCATCCCAACCACCACCAGTCCGAGGAGTAGTGCCATGCCGTCGATGTCGAAGCGCGAGGTGTCGTTGGTCGATCAGCTGATGGACCGGATCCGCGACTACACGGTGCGGCGCGTGCCGTTGCCGCCGGCGTGTTCGGATGATCCGCCTGCGTCGACCGACTATCTCTCGGTCCTCGAGGGGGAGTTGCGTGATCTGCTCGCGGCGGACGAGGTGCGGGTGCGGGTCGATGGGTTCGCGCGTCGCACTCCGGGGAACGGGTCGCCGGGTGGCGGGTCGAAGGGTGGCCGGCCGATGATGGTCGTGCCGGGCGAGGGCGGTGAGGATGACGAGCGCGAGCTCGTGCCGACGTCGTCGACGGAGATGGCTGCGTTCTCGGAAGCGTCGACGGCGGATCCGGTGCATCAGCTGGCGGTCACGGCGATGGGGGATCTCCACACGATCGAGCGTGGTCTCGCTGCGCTGCGGGTGACGTTGAACCGGTTCGCCGAGCTGCGTCGGGTGGCGGGTGTGAGCGAGTCCGGCTACTGCCACGTGGCCAACCGGGTGCATGGTCTGCCGTGGGATCCGGAGTGGGAGAAGTGGCGGACGACCGACTTCGCTGGTGTGCTCGAGCGGCCGTTGCCGGAGCGGGTCGGGGTGTCGCGCTACGTCTACTGGTTCACCCGGAACCACAAACGGGTGCCGACGCGCGATGAGATGCTGCGCCATCTGGCCGAGGTCGCCGAGCAGCCGGCCGCGCCGGTGACCGCCTGAGCTACTACACCGACGATCTCGGCTGTGACCAGGATGCTTGACTCCGCGAATCACATCGATGTAGTTTGCCGATCAGAGTTCCCGCCCCATGCGCGTGCGCAGGTCGGTCGCAGCTCATCTCTCGCACCACCCGGAGGTCGATCCATGGACGTCATCGTCACCGCTGATCGCGTGTTCACCATCGACCCGAAGCCGACGGCGACGGCAGGCTCGGTCGCCGAGCTGGCCGCAGCCGAGCACGGGGTGAAGGGCACGACCTTCACGCTGAAGGCGGGCGGCGATGTCCTCGCCCCGACCGATCGTGTCGCCGGCCGCTCCGGTCCGTTCGAGCTGATCGAGCACGTGCCCGACGAGTCGGCCCCCGTCGAGCCGACTGTCCCGGTGTTCAACGAGGGCGGGTTCGTCCCTCCCGCGCCGGGAGAGTGAAGACGTGCGCCGAGCCCGGCTGCCGTCACCTGACCGACGACACCCGATGCGATGAGCATCGGCGTGCACGGCAGGCGTCGAGCCGGGCCCGGTACGAGCGGAACAAGTACGGCCCGATGTGGCCGAGAGTTCGGGCTCGTCAACTGCGCGAGCATCCGCAGTGCGCGGTGTGCGGTGACCCGGCCACGGTGGTGGATCACGTCACGCCGTTCCGGTTCTTCGCTTCGGCGACAGCGGCGCATCACCCGTCGAACCTGCAGTCGTTGTGCAAGCGCGACCACGATCGCAAGACGGTGATGGTCGATGGAGGGTTCGGAAGACCCCCGTCGCCCCCGCCGCCACTCCCGGTGGCGGACACGGGGGGTGGGGAGGGGCCCCGAGACCCCCTCTGACTAGGGTCGCTGGGGGCAGCAGGTCCGCAGTCCGCCCAGGTATGGAGTCCGTTTTGGACCACGGAGAGTGGTGGAAGGGGTCGTGATGGGTGAGTGGCACGACGTCCGCACCGATCGGTGGCACGAGACCTGGCAGCCTCCGTGCGAGGTGACGGTCACCGAGAACCCGGTGGTCGGGGTGCTCTACGGTCCGGATGGGCGGGTCGTGCACGAGGTCCGCGAGCGCCGACCGATCGGGTTCCGCTGATGGCTGGGATCACGTCGGGTCCGCCTCGGAAGCCGTCGACGGACCGCAAGGGGCACCGGAAGTACGACACGGTGTACATCGATGCCGCGGAGGTCGACGTGCTGGCCGAGGTCCCGCACCTCGCTGATGCGAAGACGATGCTGGTCGCGACCCGCGAGGCGTGGGATCGGTTCTGGCGTTCGCCGGTCGCGAAGGTGCTCGTGCCGGCGTCGGATCTGCCCGCGTTGACGCGCATGTTCCATCTGACCGACGAGCTCGAGCGGTGCCGTCGCCTGTTCCGTGAGCAGCGGATCGTGAAGGGGTCGATGGGGCAGCAGGTGGTGAACCCGCTCGGGTCGTTCATGTTGTCGCTCGCGAAGGAGGTGCGGGCGCTCGAGGATCGGTTCGGTGCATCGGTCGTGTCGCGTCTGCGACTGTCGATCGATCTGAACGAGGCGCATCGATCGCTCGACGAGCTCAACCGTCGCAAGGCGGCCGAGGGAGCGCACGATGTCGAAGTCCAAGACCCGCGAGCGCTCGGTCGAGCAGCTTCGTAACTCGCTCGGCGCGACGTTCGTCCGGTGGTGCCCGCAGTTCGTGGTGCACGGCGAGGGCGACATGTGGGGTCAGCCGTTCGTGCTGCGCCCCGATCAGCAGCTGTTCGCCTGGCAGTGGTTCGAGACCGACGACGACGGTGCCTGGTGGTACGAGCGCTGCTACTACGAGGGCCCCAAGGGTGACGGCAAGACGATGCTCCTCGCCGCGCTCGCACTGTTCGAGTTGTTCGGGCCGCTCGCTCCGCCGCATCCGAACGTGCCGGTCGCTGCGGCCGGGCAGGATCAGGCACGGCTCGACGGGATCTTCAGTCGCATCGTGCAGATCCTCGAGCACGACAACTGCCCGCTGAAGCCGTTCGCCAAGGTCGGGTTCGATCTGATCGAGCGTGTCGACCGGCCGGGCCAGATCCGGTGCATCCCGGCCAACGGGTCCACGACCGACGGCGGTCTGCCGACGCTGTTCATCGCTGACGAGGTGCAGGACTGGAAGCACACCGCGGCCGACGCGCACGAACGCAACGAGAACTCGACGACCAAGCGCGAGGCGCCGGTCGGCCGGTCGATCTCGGCGTCCACGCCCGGCGAGTACGCCGGTGACGGCAGTGTCGGGTGGCGGCTGCACAACTACGGCGAGCAGATCCGCAAGGGCACCGTGCACGATGACCGGTTCCTGTTCGTCGCTCACCGCGCGAGCGACCGGTATCGGGGGAAGTACACCGACGAGCACGGTCAACGCCGCGAGCTCCTCGATCGGCCCGACATGCTCGAGGCGGCGTTGCGCGAGGCGAACGTCGGGGCGTCGCCCCGCAAGCTCGAGCGGCTCATGCGCCGCTTCCACGAGATCCCACGGCACCGGTTCTGCCGGTTCCACCTCGCCTGGTGGATGGCCGCTGACGGGGTCCGGTGGATGGACATGGACGCGTGGGACAAGATCGGTCCTGACGGTGAGGAGCGCCCGCATCCGCCGCAGGGGACACCGATCGTGGCCCTGTTCGACGGGTCGATCAACGACGACTCGACCGGCATCGTCGGCATGACCGCCGAGGGGCACATGTTCGTCGTCGGTTGCTGGGAGAAGCCCGAGTTCGGGCCGAAGTGGCAGGTCCCGCGCCATGAGGTCGATGCGACGGTCGCCGAGATGTTCGCCGAGTACGACGTCGTCATGTTCGGCTGTGACCCGTCGGGTTGGCGGACCGAGGTCCTCGACTGGCAGGAGCGGTTCGGCGGGCCTGAGAAGGTCGTCGAGTTCCCGATGTCGAACGAGCGGATGGGTCCGGCGTGTGACGAGTTCCTCGCCGATGTCCTGGTCGAGCGGGTCTCCCACGATGGCGATCTGCGGTTGTGGGATCACGTCCGGAACGCGATCGGGAAACGCACCGCGAAGGGCACGACGATCCGCAAGGAGGGCCCGGAGTCGCCACGCAAGATCGACCTCGCCGTGTGCGCGGTCGGCGCGAACGATCTCCGCCGCCGGTTCCTGGTCGGTCCACCGAAGAAGAAGCACCGCGCAGGCGGGTTCTGATCACGACGAGCCCGCAAGGGGGTGACGATGCCGACCGAAGAGCTGACGATGGAAGAGGCCGTCCGCCTCCGCGACGCGATGCTCGCCGAGCTCACCGCGCGCCGCCCGGTCACGGAGCGGTTCGAGCGCTACTACGACGGCGATCACGACATGCCGGCGGTGCACGAGAAGGTCAGGGTGCAGCAGCAGCGCAAGGGCCGCTGGACCGAGTTCCTGAAGCTCCTCCGTCTGTCGCGCGCGAACTGGTGCATGTTGGTGGTCGACGCGGTCGTGCAGCGGCTCACGGTTACCGGGTTCCGGTTCGGTGACCCTGAGGAGGCCGAGCCGACCGACCGGGTGAACGCGGCGTGGCAGGTGTGGCAGGAGAACCGGCTCGACGCCGTCGCGAAGCTCGTGCACCGCGATTCGCTGGTCACTGGCTACGGGTACGTCGTGGTTTGGCCGACACAGACTCTCGCCTGCGGGGTTCGGGTCACCGCCGAGCACCCTTCGCAGTGCATCGTCCGTTTCGATCCGGAGACCGGTGAGGCATTCGCCGGTCTGAAGGTCTGGACCGACGGTGATGTGGAGCGCAGCACCCTCTACCACGGTACCCATGTGTGGAAGTGGCAGCGCTCGCTCTCCGATGTGCAGGCCGCCGATCGCGATACGTGGGCCCGGCGCCAGCCTGACGGCGAGGAGTGGCCGCTCCCGAACCCGCTCGGGGTATGCCCGATGCACGAGTTCAAGCCGCGGCCCAACACCAGGGGCGTCGGCAAGTCCGAGCTCGCCGACGTGATCGACATCCAAGATCGGATCAACGTCACCCTGTTCCACCGCGTCATGTCGGCGTGGTACACGGCGGTGCGTCAGCGCTACGCGACCGGGCTCTCGATCGAGACCGACCCGGAGACCGGTGAGGCGAAGGAGCCGTTCGAGACGGCGATCGATGCCCTGTGGTACTCGACGGATCCGCAGACCCGGTTCGGCGAGTTCTCGGCGATCGACCTGAAGCCGTTCATCGATGCGTGCAACGACGACGTGCAGGCGATGGCGTCGATCTCGCAGACCCCGCCCGATCTGATGGTCGCGGGGACAGTGCAGCCGCCGTCGGGTGATGCGCTGAAGGCGATCCAAGCGTCGCACATCGCGAAGGTGGAGGATCGTGCAGCGTTCCTGGGGGAGGAGTGGGAGGCGGTGCAGCGCACGGCCGCGCTGGCGCGCGGTGACGCCGCCGGCGCCGCCGATCAGACCGCAGAGATCGAATGGCGCGACCCCGCCTACCGCACCGAGGGCGAGCTCGTCGACGCTCTGGTGAAGATGCGCACTCTCGGGGTTCCGCTCGAGGTGCTGTGGAAGCGATGGGGTGCGACACCGCGCGAGATCGTGGCGTGGAAGCGGATGCTCGCCGAGGAGTCGATGCGTCGCCCGGATCCGCCGCAGATGGCGCCGACACAGCAGATCGACTCGTCGTTCACGGTCGAGCCCGACCCGGCCGCCGCCAATGCCTCCGCCAGCTGACCCGGCCGACGTGCTGCGCCTCGCGCGCCGCCATCAGGACCGGATGATCTCGATCGCTCAGCGCACCAGCCGAGCGGTCGGAATCGCATGGGACTCGTTCGGTGGGCTCGACGACGCAGCGCGCTCGGCGTTCATCGACGCAGCGGCGCCGTACGTGGCTGCCGCTCGTGCCGAGGTCGCGGCGGTGACAGACGCCTACCTGGCGCAGGTCGCTGGGACCAGCCCGGTCGGTGTCGACGTCGGCGAGATCGCCTACCGCGGTGGCGTCGACATCGCTGAGGTCTACGCCCGACCGACGGTGACCGCGCGCACAGCGATCGCTCGTGGAGCGTCGTTCGCCGAGGCGATCACCCAGGGCCGCGGTCGAGCGGTGCAGCTCGCCGACACGGACGTGATGACCACGGCGCGCACGGTCGCCGATGCGGTGATGCGCCAGATCCCACGCGTGAAGGGCTACCGGCGGGTGCCGGACGCGTCGGCGTGCGAGTTCTGTCTCGTCGCCTCTACGCAGCGCTACCACGTCGGGTCGCTCATGCCGATCCATCCGGGCTGCCACTGCGGTATCGCCCCGATCGTCGGCACGACCGACCCGGGCCGAATCCTCGACCGGGCAGCGCACGCCCAACTGAAGGCCGACGGCGCGATCGACCGGATCAGCAGCGCCAAGGCCGTGGCCCGCGGGCAACGGACCGTGGACGGCTACCGCGAGAAGGCCGCCGAGTGGCGCACAGCCGCAGCGGAGGCCAAGGACCCGACCACCGCGAAGCGATACCACGCTCGAGCGGCCGACTGGGACCGTGACGCGGACGCCCGCGAGGCCCGTCTCGCGAAGGACAAGGCGCAGCTGAAGCTCATCCGGGCGGCCGACCCGAAGTCGATCGAAGTGCACGAGCACGGCGAGCTCGGCCCGGTGCTCTACCCGGCCGGCCAGCGGTTCACCACTGCTGTCTGATCACAACCCCCTCACGTCCCGGGTCATAGGGGCGGCCACTCCATCGGAGGAACCATGACGACCGAGAACACCGACCCTCCCGCCCCCAGCGGCGAAACCGGCGCACCGAAGACGTTCACGCAGGAAGAGCTCGACCGGATCATCGCCGACCGCCTCGCCCGCGCGAAGGCCGCGCCGCCGGCCGACTACGCCGAGCTGCAGGCCTCGGCCCGCGAGCTCGCCGACCTGAAGGCCGCGCAGCTGACCGAGACGGAGAAGCTCTCGCAGCGCGCCGAGGCCGCCGAGCGCAAGGCGCAGGAGGCCGAGACCCGAGCCCGTGAGGCGGCCGTGCGCGCCGCTGTCGTGGGCGCAGCAACACGAGCAGGAGCGGTGGACGCGGATGCAGTCCTCGCGCTGCTCGACCGATCTGCGGTGACCGTCGGCGACGACGGCCAGGTCACCGGGGCGGAGGAAGCGGTGAAGTCGCTCCTCGAAGCCAAGCAGTACCTCGTCGGTGCGACACCCTCCGGCCCGCCGGCGGGTGGTGGATCCGGGGATCAGGGGGCGCGCAAGCCGTCGCCGAGCCCGGTCAACGTCGACGGCATGTCGATGGCCGATTACATCGCCGCGCGCAAGGCCGGCACGATCATCTAAGGAGCGCCACCGATGGCGAACACCCTGCTCACCCCGTCCGTCATCGCCCGCGAGGCGCTGATGACCCTCTACGCGCAGACCGTGATGCTGCCGCTCGTCCACCGCGACTTCTCCCAGGAGTTCGCGAAGGTCGGCGACACCGTGACCGTCCGCAAGCCTGCCTCGTTCACGGCCGCCGAGTTCTCGACGACCATCTCGGTGCAGGACGCGACCGAGTCGTCCGTCGCGGTGCAGATGAACAAGCACCTCGACGTGTCGTTCGCGGTCACGTCGAAGGAGCTCGCCCTGTCCATCTCGGACTTCCGGACGCAGCTCCTGAACCCGGCGATGGAGGCGATCGCCCAGAAGGTCGATCAGCTGCTCCTCGGCCTGTACGTCGACGTGTACAACACGGTCGGCACCGCAGGCACCACCCCCGACGGCGTCGACGACATCACCGGCGTCGGCCGCGTGCTCGACATCGCGAAGGTGCCGCTCGGTGATCGGACCCTGACGGTCGACGCGTACGCGAAGGACAAGTTCCTGCAGATCGCGTCGTTCTTCGAGGCCGACAAGGTCGGCGACGACGGCACCGCCCTGCGGAACGCGAGCCTCGGCCGCAAGTTCGGCATGGACACGGTCCTCGCGCTGAACACGCCGGCCCACTCGAACGGTGACGTCGCCCACACCGGCACGTTCGCCGTGAACGGTGCCGCTCTCGCCGGTGCGACGACGTTCAGCCTCGACGCCTCGACGCTCACGGGCACGTGGAAGGCCGGTTCGGTGTTCACCGTCGCCGGCGTCAGCGGCTCGTACGTCGTCACCGCCGACAAGGCCGCCGCCGCCAACGCGCTGACGAGCGTGGCGTTCCTGCCGGCCGCCCCCACGGGCGGGTTCCCCGACAACGCCGTCGTGACCCGCGTCGCGTCCCACACGCCGAACCTCGGCTTCCACCGGTCGGCGTTCGCGTTCGTCACGCGTCCGCTCGAGATCCCGATGGGCGTCGGTGCAGGCCAGGCCGAGATCGTCAACTACGGCGGCCTCGGCCTGCGCGTGGTGTCCGGCTACGACATGTCGACGAAGAAGGACACGATCTCCGTCGACCTGCTGTGCGGCGTGAAGACGCTCGACGCAGCCCGCGCGACTCGGTTGCTCGGCTGATGGCCCGGTTCAGCAAGGTCGACGCCCTCCCGTTCGTGGAAGGCGTCGACCGCTCGCCGACCGAGGTCGCTGCCCTGTTCCTCGCCGAGAACCCGACCACGGCATCCGTGTCCGATGCCGTCGAGTTCCTCGTCGAGGCGCTCGGCGTGCCGGAGACCGAGGCCCGCGATGCGGTCTCGCTCATCCCCGGTGTCGACGCCTCACCGGCGATCCCGGCCGTCAGCAAGGACGCGCTCCTCGCGCGCGCTGCCGAGCTCGGCGTCGAGGTGAAGGGCAACTGGGGTGCACCGAAGCTCGCCGAGGCGATCGCCGCGGCCGAGCAGGCGCTCGCCGACGCAGCTGCAGCCGCAGCCGCCCAGGCGGCCGATGGTGGCACGCCCGCCAACGGGTCCGACGACGGCACCCAGCCGACGGTCTGACCTTCCCTGACCACTGCCCGACCATCCGACCGGAGGAGATCACGTGGACGAATCAACGGCCCGCGACCGTCTCCGGCGGATGGTCGCAGCGGACACCGATCCTCGCCTCGATGCCGAGGCGATCAACGACCTGATGACGGTCGCTGCGCGCCCGGACCGGGCAGGCAACGACCCGCGCTGTCGGGTGAGCGTGACGGCCCGGGCGGCGTCGACTCGCTACGCGGCGGGTGACGTGGTCCGTCAGGCATCCGATGTGGAGCGCTGGTGGATCTGCCAGGTGCCCGGCACGACCGGTTCGACCGCGCCCGGGTGGCCGGTCCTGACCGGTGTCCCGCGCGGCACCGCCCAGGTCGTGGATGGCACGGTCGTGTGGATCGATGCCGGGTCGCGGTGGTCCCCGACGTGGGATCTCGCCGCCGCTGCGGCGGACGGGTGGGAGCAGAAGGCTGCGCAGGTCGCGCACCGGTTCACGTTCACCGCGGACGGTCAACGGTTCGACCGGTCGCAGATCCATGCGATGTGTCTCGACATGGCCGACCGGTTCCGCCGGCGTGGCGGTGTCGGCTCGACGCACACGGGGTTCTGATGTTGACCGACGACGAGCTCACCGACATGCGAGCGTGCCTCGACGAGTCGCTGCCGGACACGGCGACGATCCGGCGGCGCACCCTGACCGTCGACACCTACGGGGGTCGTACCGATGCGTGGGCCACCGCGGCGACGGTCGCGTGTCGGGTGTCCCCGGCACCGCTGTCGTCGGGCGAGCGGCCGGTCGCCGGTGGGGAACAGGCGATCGGCGAGTGGCTGGTCACGCTCCCCGCGAACACCGATGTCCGGTCGACCGATCGGATCGTGGTCGGGACCCGCACGTTCGAGGTGACGATCGTCCTCGCGCGTCGGACGTTCGAGCTGCACACCGGTGTCCGCTGCCAGGAGGTGACCTGATCATGGCCGACGATGTCACTGTCGTGGTGGTCCGCAACGACCTGCAGGCGCTCGCAGTGCAGCTGCGCGCCGAGGCGGAGCAGGCGGTCGCCGCCGCCGCGAACCAGATCGAGGCCGCGATGAAGTCCGGGTCGGACCGCATCGCGAGCACGGTCCGTACCCGTTCGTCGCGTGGTGGGCTCACCGCGACGGTCACCGCTGGCGATCGGGCGCGTGCGATCCACGCCGGGTTCGAGGAGTACGGCACGGTCGGCCGGCCGGCGCACCCGTTCGCGACCCCCGCGGCGGAGGACGCCCGCCCTGAGTGGGATCACACGATGCGGGATCTGCTGAAGCGGGGTCTGTGATGGCGTCGGAGACCCTCGGGATCGACGCATGGATCCACGCGACGCTGACGGGTGACGCGACGATCACCTCTGCGGTCGCCGCCCGCGTGTACGCGGAGCAGGCGGAGCAGGGTGCCGTGTTCCCGTACATCGTGTTCCGCACGATCGATACCCGCGACGTGACGTCAGCGTCGGCGGATCGGATCATGGTCACCGAGGTCCGGGTGATCGAGGCCGTCGATGAGGGTCAGTCGTTCGCCGATCTGAAGGCGATCGCGGAGCGGATCGACGTGTTGTTCCACAAGCGTCCGGATGCCGGATCGCAGACCGCCGGCTCGACCGCTGGGGTCACGATCCTGGCGTCGTATCGGGATCGCCCCCACCGTCTTGCCGAAGAGCAGGACGGCCGCCACTTCCGCCGCCTCGGCGGCATCTATCGCATCAGCGCTCAGTGAGAGGAGCCACCCACCATGGCCGAGCGGACCACCGTCCTGCAGACCTGCCAGTTCGGCGCCGAGACGACGCCGGGCACGGCCGTCGCAGCGAACCGGCGTCTCCCGTCGATCAGCGTGACCACGTCGATCGAGGGTGAGACCACGAAGATCCCGGCGTCGGGACTGAAGTTCCCCGTCGGCTACGTGCCCGGCAAGGAGTGGGCGTCGTCGAAGCTGTCGGGTCAACCGACGTACGACGAGCTGCTCTACCCGCTCACGTCGCTGATGTCGTACGCCGCCGGTGTGCAGCAGGCCGCGACGACGGCGTACAAGTGGACGACCGATCTCTCGTCGAGCGTGGAGGACACGATCAAGACGTGGACCGTCGAGTCCGGTTCCGCGGTCCGCGCCCACAAGTTCGCCTACGGGCTGGTCACCGATCTGACGATCAAGGGTGACCGGTCGAAGATCGACCTGTCGGGCACGATGCTCGGCCAGCGGATCACCGACGGGATCACGCTCACGTCGACGCCGACGGTGATCGATCAGATCCCGATCATGCCCGGCGAGGTGTCGATCTACGCGGACGACACGTCCGCCGGTCTCGGCGGCACGAAGCTCGCCCGGGTGCTGTCGTGGGAGTTGAAGATCGCCGGCCGCTACGGGCCGCTGTGGGTCGTCGACGCCGCGCAGACGTCGTGGGCGACGCACGTCGAGCTCCCCGTCGACGTGTCGCTGAAGCTGCTCGTCGAGGCCGACGCGACCGGCATGGGGTTCCTGTCGACGCTGCGGACCGGAGCGAAGAAGTTCCTCCGTGTCGGCGCGACGTCGCCGACGCTCGCCGGGACCGCGATCCCGTACGCCTGGCAGTTCGACCTGTGTGGCGAGGTGCAGGCCGGGTCGAAGGAGTTCAAGGACTCCGACGGGGTGTACGCCGCGGAGTGGACGTTCGGTGCGGTGCACGACGCCACGTGGGGCAAGGCGCTGACCACGTTCCTGATGAACAAGCGGGCGACGCTGTGAAGCTCTCCGAGATCACCGCGCGGACCGTCACTCGCACGATCGACGTGCTCGGCGAGCCGGTCGAGGTGCGGCTGCGGCCGGCTGCGCACACCTCCGCGTTCGATGACCGCACCACGACCGCGATGCGCGCCAACGACGCCAAGGCGCTCGCTGACTGCCTCGCGGAGCTGATCGCGTTCATCGACATCGTCGACGATGACGGCCGGCCGATCCCGTGCACGGGCGAGTCGTTCTATCGGCTGCTGCCGTTGACGGTGATGGCGTCGCTGTGGGAGCGGGTCGGTGAGGTGTCACGCCCGGGGGAACCGAAGGGCGCGACCTCGGCCGCTGGCTAGCGACCGACGGTGCGCTCGGCGCGCCGCCGGACTGGTGGCGGCTGATCGCCGCCGCCCGCTACCTGAAGGTCGCGCCGTGGGATCTCGTGGAACGCCCGGTGTGGTGGATCGACGTCGCTCACCAGGCGATGCGCGCTGAGGCGCACGCCCACGAGCAGCAGATGGAACGGGCCCGGTCCCGACGATGACGTGAAGGGGAGGTGGCGATGACGATCGAAGCTGCACGTCTTTCGGTCGTCGTCGACGCCGACACCTCGGGCGCCGAGTCCGGTCTCGGCCGGGTCGGTGGCATCGTCGGTGGTGCAGGCCGTGCGATCGGCGGTGCTGCGCTCGCGGTCGCCGGGTTCGCTGCGACAGCGGGCGGCGCGTCGGTCGCTGCAGCGATGTCGCTCGAGGATGCGTGGGCGCCGGTCGGCACTCTCGTTGGGACGAGCTCGCAGCAGTTCTCCGACCTCACCGCCGGTATGGAGAAGTTCGTCGCGTCGTCACCGACGAACGCGGACGAGGTCGGCATGGCCGCCTACATGGCGCTGTCGGCTGGGATCACCGACACCGCCGACGTGATGGGTGCGCTCACCGCGTCGCAGCAGCTCGCGTCGGCGGGTCTCGGTGACATCGGCGGGTCGATGGATCTGGTGACGTCGGCGATGAACTCGTTCACGAACGAGAACCTGACCGCCGACCAGGCCGCACAGATGTTCTTCGGGACGGTCGCGTCGGGCAAGACCACGACCGCTGATCTGGCGAACGGGTTCGGTCAGATCGCCCCGCTCGCCGCGTCGGCCGGTGTGTCGTTCAACGACCTGTTGGCGGCGACTGCGGCGATGACGTCGACGGGCATGTCCGCCTCGGTCGCGTACTCCGGGATCCGGGGTGCGCTGACCGCGGTGATCGCTCCGACGAAGGACGCGATGAACGCGGCGAACGAGCTCGGGATCAACTTCTCGCAGGCCCATCTCGCTGCGGTCGGTCTGCCGGCGTTCCTCGACGAGATCTCGGTCGCGACCGGCGGCAACGTCGAGATGATGGCCTCCCTGTTCGGTGGGGTCGAAGGCCTCAACGCCGTGCTCGCCCTGACCGGCCCGCAGGCCGACGCGTTCGCGTCGAACCTGGGGAACATCTCGACCGCCGGGGCGAACCTGTCGGACCGTGCCGCCGAGATGGAGTCGACCACCTCGAACCGGTTCGCCGAGATGAAGAACAAGGTGACCGTCGCGCTCGGCAACATCGGCGAGAAGGTCATCGGCTACATGCTCCCGAAGTTCGAGCAGGCCCAGCAGTGGGTGTCCGACCATTGGCCGGAGATCTCCGACCGGTTCCGTGACGTCGCGCGCTGGCTCGGCGAGGCATGGGAGCAGTACGGGCGCCCGGTGTTCGATGCCCTCGTCGCTGGCGGCAAGGCCGTCGTGCAGTGGGTGATCGAGCACTGGCCGGAGATCTCGGCGAAGGTGTCCGAGGTCATGCAGTGGATCTCCGATGCGTGGACGAACTACGGGCGACCGGCGTTCGATCAGATCGTCGAGACCGGCTCGACGATCGTCGATTGGGTGGTCGAGCACTGGCCGGAGATCTCGGCGACCATCGAGAACGTGATGACCACCATCGGCGAGGTCGTCGGTGCGGTGCTCGAGATCGTCGATCGGGTCTGGACCCAGTACGGCGACAAGATCATGCGCTACGTCACCATCGTGTGGGATCAGATCAGCGGGGTGATCAACGCCGCGATGCAGATCATCCGCGGCGTCGTCGACGTGGTGATGGGCATCATCCACGGTGACTGGTCCCGGGTGTGGGAAGGCATCAAGGGCATCGTGCAGGGCGTGTGGGACGGGATCGTCGCGATCGTCGACGGCGCGATCCGCGGTCTGCAGGTCATCCTCGAGACGGTGCTGCAGGCGATCACTGATGTCGTGCAGGGCGCGTGGGACGGGATCTCCGGTGCCGCGACCACAGCGTGGAACGGCATCAAGACCGGGATCTCCACCGCGATCGATGAGGTCGTCGGGTTCGTGACCGGCATCCCCGACCGGATCGGCGACACCGTCTCCACCATGTGGGACGGGATCAAGACCGAGTTCTCCGAGACGAAGGCCTGGCTGTCGCTGCGCATCGATGAGGTCGTCGGGTTCGTGACCGGGCTCCCCAGCCGGATCGGTAGCGCCGCGTCGGGCATGTGGGACGGCATCAAGAACGCGTTCAAGTCGGCGCTCAACTGGGTGATCGACAAGTGGAACGGTCTCGAGTTCAAGATCCCCGGGTTCTCGATCATGGGTGTCGGCTTCGACGGGTTCACGCTCGGTGTGCCGGACATCCCCCGGTTGCACACCGGTGGCAAGGTCCCCGGCCCGCCCGGGTCGGAGTCCCTCTACTGGCTCGAGGGCGGTGAGCGGGTCATCACCGCTGGCCAGGACGCTGCGCTCGCCGCGATGCTCGCGACTGGTGGCGGGTCCCGGACGTTCAACGCGTCGTTCACGGTCGTCGCCGAGTCGGGTCGCGAGGAGGTGACGGCCCGCAAGATCATGGATCTGCTCGGCGAGTTCGAGCGGTCGAACGGCCCGCAGTTCGTGCGGGCAGGCACCGGGGTGATCTGAGATGCCGTCGTATCCGACGCTGAAGGTGGAAGTCGCGCTCGGTGTCGGGTCCGGCGGGTTCCTCGTGCTCGACGACCCGATCCTCGGGGTGCTCGACGCAGGAACCCTCGGTCCCGACATCGTGTGGAACGACATCACCGAGTACGTGCGCGGCAGCCGGTCGCAGTCATCGCGACGCGACCGATCACTCAACGCCTACCAGGCCGGCGACCTGGCAATCGATCTGATCGACAAGGACGCCCGGTTCGACCCGACCAACCTCTCCGGCCCGTACGTGGTCGGAGGGCTGTCGGTGCTCACCGCCGGCCGGCCGGTGCGGGTCACCGCGACGTGGGCCGGGACGACCTACCCGATGTGGTCCGGGTACGTGAAGGCCTGGGCGGCGGCGGATCGCGACGGGATGGGCGGCGACCAGTGGTGCACCCTCACCGCGGTCGATGCGTTCACCCTGCTCGCCCGGAACAACCCAGTCGCGCAGGCGGCCGTGGGTGCCGGCGAGTTGTCCGGCGCGCGGATCACCCGGATCCTCGACAACGCGCGCTGGTCGCCCGATCTGCGGTCGGTGGCCGCTGGCAACTCGACGTTGCAGGCGACGACCCTCGCGACCAACACGCTCACCGAGCTCCAACTCACCGCCGCGTCGGAACAGGGCACCCTGTTCGTGGACCGTGAGGGCCAGGTGACATTCGTCGACCGGTACGCCGCAGTGACCGCGACCCGTTCCACGGTGTCACAGGCGACGTTCGCCGATTTCGCCGCAGACCCGGCGACGTCGACGCCGCTCACGTCCGCCCCGATCCGCACCGACGACGAGACCCTCATCAACCGGGTGCAGCTCGGCCGTGCGGGTGGAAGTGTGCAGATCGTCGAGGATCCGACGTCGATCGCCGTGCATTCGGCGGACGTCCCGCGCTCGTGGGGTCGGACCGATCTGCTGTTGCAGACCGACGCCGAGGTGCTCGACGCCGCCGGGTGGATCCTCTCCCAGTTCAAGACGCCGGAGAGCCGGTTCACCGAGGTCACCGTCCGCGGTGCCACGAACCCGACCGCGATGTGGCCCGTCCTGCTCGATCTCCGTCAACGCGACCGGATCACCGTGAAGCGCAAGCGGCGCGGTGCGGACATCTTCGCCCAGGACGTTTTCGTCGAGGGCATGAGGCACACGATCACGGTCGACGGGTCGGGCCGTCTCGACTGGGTGACGGCCTACACCGTGACCCCGACCACCGGCTACGGAGGGTTCCTCGTGCTCGACGACGCCACCCTCGGCAAGCTCGACACCGGGCTCCTCGCGTTCTGACCGTCCTCCACTTCGGGAGTGTGCTGTGCCTCCTCTGCTGTTCGTTCTCCACCCACAGCACGACGGCTGGCGGTGGGCGGTCCATCACTGCTGGGAATCCCAGCTGAACGACAACCCGCTCGACCGTTGCGTGAACGCCGGATGGTGCCCGACCCTCGAGCAGGCCGACGCCGTCGGGCAGCTCGTCCTCTACTCGATCATGAGTTGGCTGCGTCTCGCCGGTCTCACGACCGAGGTGGTGGCGCTGACCCGTGACGTCGACATCGTCGCCGGCCTCACCGTCGAGGCCATCCAAGTGTCCGACAACCTGCTCGTGATGGGAGTGCTGCAGTGAGCCGAAAGACCTTCACCGCCGGATCGGTCCTCACCGCGTCGGACGTCAACACCTACCTCGCTCACGAGGGAGGCGCGTGGACCACGTGGGCGCCGGCCGTCACCCAGTCCGCGGCGCTCACAGCGACGGTGAACGAGGCCACCGTCGCGAAGGACGGTCGGCGCGCCACCGGCACTGCGACGGTCACGATCACCGGTGGGGCCGCAGTCGCGGCGAACAACATCTACGTGACGCTGCCCGAAGCCGCGAAGACGTACCCGGCCGACTCGCCGATCGGTGCCGGCTACCTGCACGACACGACGTCAGGGAAGCGGATCCCCTTCCAGCTGGTGTGGCGGTCGGCGACGACGGCCAACCTGCTCGGGTTCCCCGGCACCGCCGGGTTGTTCCACCTCGGCCTCGGCAGCTCCGGCTTCTCCGGCGCCCTCGTCGCCGGCGACAACATCCGCTTCACCTTCAGCTACGAGACCGCCGCATGACCGCCCCGGTCAACGACGGCCACGACGTCGCGCACTACCAGGGCGACTTCCCGTGGGACTGGTCGCGCGCTCGTGGTCATCGGCTCGGCGCGTGCAAGGCGACGCAGGGTGTGTCGAGGGTCGATCCGAAGCTCGCACGGAACCGGCTCGGGATGGCGGTCGCCGGGTTCCGCTACCGGGGCCTGTACCACTGGTTGTCGATCGCGTCGCCCGCCGCCCGCCAGCTCGCCCACTTCCGCGCGACGGTCGGTGACCTCGAGGTCGGGGAGTTCATCCAACTCGACTGCGAGGAGAAGCTCCCGACGGGGAAGATCCTGTCGGTCGAGCAGATCGCCGAAGCGTGGGCCCTGTGGAACGCCGCGTATCCGGGCCGTGTGATCGTCTACGGCGGCCGGTTCTACAACGGCTGGCTGTTCGACCCCCGGCTGCGCGAGGTGCCGTGGTGGCTCGCCTGGTACCGGCGGTGCACGTGGGCCGAGCTCGTCGCTCACGCCGCCCGCACCGGGGTCTCGTTCCCGTGGCTCCCGGTCGTCTGGCAGTGGGGTGGCGGCGAAGAGGGCGACATCGTTCCCGGCGTCGTCGCACACGGCGGCCGCTGCGACTCCAACACGATCCTGCGGGTCGACGTGCTCGAGCAGCTGTGCGGCTACCCGCCGCCGGCGCCAGAGCCCGCCCCGCCCGTCATGTCCGAGGAGGACCCGATGCTGAAGCTGATCTACGTTCCCCGCGACCCGGCCGTGTGGGCGACCGACGGGCTCACCGCCCGCTCGGCGGTCTCGCACGACCACATCGTGCGGATGCAACGAGCGAAGGTGTTCGACCCGGACGCGTTCGCCGAGGTCACCCGCGACGATCTCCGCGAGCTCCACCTCGTCGGTGATCTCCCGTCGTACGACGGGCTGCTCCCCGACGTCGCCGCGTTGAACCCGGATCGCACGACCCGCGACCACTTCGCACCCGACCGGCCGATCGTGCTCGGTGGCCAGATGGCCATCTCGGGCAGTGTCCGAGTGGTGGGCTGACGTCGTGCGGGCGGCACACGTCCTGCTCGCCGGGCAGCAGCAGACCGTCGTCTCCGCCTGGGTCGCGGCGGTCGCGCTCGTCCTCGGCATCGTCACCACCATCGCCGCCGCCTGGGCTGTGGCCCGGTCGGTCGCCGTGCGCGCCTCTCTCGACACGATCGTGGAGGCCAACGCCGAGCTCCGC